TCGTGGAGCCTGTTCACGGACGCGCCGAGCTTCAACACGAACGGCGACGGGACGGACAACGCGGGGACCACGCAGAACCCGACGCCGAGGAAGGTGCCGAACCCCGCCGTGCTTATCGAACTCGCGATGGGCAAGGCGCACAAGGTCACGATTGCCACGAACACGGCTTACGCCGAAGTGCAGGAGTGGAAGCACGCGACCAAGAGCGGGAGCGTGCGGTTGACGATTGCGGGGCTTGGCGCTTTAGCGTCTAGACGTTTCGCCGCCGCTCGTAGAGCACTGGCGAGCGTCCGATGAGCCTCTCACACGCCGACTACCGCCTCGCCTGCCGTGAGCGCGCTCTTACCCTCTCCGTCTGCACGACTGGCTCTACGACACTCGTCGCCGTCGCGGCGGGCTACACACGCGCCTCCGGATCATTCGTCACGGACGGGTTCAGGGCGGGGATGGAGGTGACGCCTACGGGCTTCACCCAGACCAGCAAGTCTACCATCACCGCTGTCACGGCGGGCGCGCTCACGATCGACGGCGGGCGTACCGCGCAAGCCTCAGGCGCAGGCCGTACACTCGCGGTCGGACTCCCCGCCAAACGGGCGTGGGAGAACATCGAGACGACTATCGTCGCGGGTGCGCCTTACGTCCGCGAGAGCTACCTGCCGGGCACGCTCAATCAAGACACCGTTGGGCCGCTCGGATGGATGGAAGCGACCGCGATCTACCAGCTCGACGTTTCGGCCCCACAAGATACGGGGCCGGACGCGCTCGACCGCTACGCCGATGCGCTCACGGTCCATTTCTCGCCGCGCCTCTCCCTTACGACCGCTGATGGCACCGTGATTCGCGTCCGTGCTGATGGCGGGCTGACCCGTTCCCCGATCTTCCCCGCTGACCGTCCGGGGTTCTCGACCGTCGCCGTAAGTATCCCGCTCCGTATCCGCACCCCCAACACGCTCTAGGAGACTCCCGTGGCGAATCAGACAGGCAAGAACATCATCGTCGGATACAAGGTGGAGGGGACGTTCAACACGGCCCCCGGCACCGGCTCCGCCGAGCAGCTCCGCGTCACCGCCTCGCCGGGGATGTCCCTCGTCAAGGCACTCATCAACTCCGCCGAAGTGCGGTCGGATGGGCAGTCCTCGCTTGCGCGCCACGGCTCGCGGTCGGCGCCCGGATCGTACAACGTCGAGATGTCCGTGGATACGTTCGACACGCCGCTACAGGCGTTGCTGCGCTCCACGTGGGTCGCAGCCGTCGGGATTACGTTCAACAACGGCGCGGCACTGACCTCGCTGACGGTCAACTCGTCCTCGCAGGTAACGTTCGCTGGCACCACGACCCCTGTCGCGGCTGGCCTGCGCGTGGGCGACGTGTTCCGGCTCGCGTCCATGTCCACGGCCGCGAACGACGCCGTGAACTGCCGCGTCGCTTCGATCTCCGGCTCCGTGGTGAACCTGCTCGGCACCCCGCTCACGACGCAGTCCGCTGACACCGCCTGCACGCTCACGATCCTGCGTAAGCTCTCGGCCGCAGCCACGCCGACCAAGCGCACGTTCTATGTGGACGAGTACCACGTCGATACGGACGTGTCGGAAGTGTTCGGTGGGTGCCGCTTCGTGGGCTTCTCGCTCCGTGGGACACCGGACGGGATGGCGGAAGGCACGCTGACCCTGCTCGGTGCGTCAGGTGCGGTTCTCGCGACCGGAAGCTCGCCCTACTTCGTCGCTCCGACCCTCACGACCACGATTCCGCTCGTCTTTGCGGACGCAAAGATCGCGTTCAATGGCGCGGACGTAACGACCTGTACGGCGTGGGAGATGAACTACGAGATCGCCGCCGCCACGCAGCCGGTGGTCGGCGCCAGTGTGTCACCGGACGTGTTCGACAACGATGCCCGGTTGACGGGTGCGCTGTCATTCGTCCGCGAGGACTTGGCGAAGGTGTCGCTGTATCTGGCCGAGACACCGTTCTCAATCCACCTCATGCTCACCGAGCCGGAGTCGGAACCGAAGGACTGTATCGCCATCTTCATCGGCTACGCCACCATCACGGGCGCCTCGGCGGACATGGGCAGTGATGGCGCGATGATCGAAACCATCCCGTGGGCATCGGGTGTCAGGCCCACTACGACGGGCTTTGACGCGAGCCTGATGACCATCAGCACCAGCGCGACGTAATAGTACGACCGCCGAGCGCACGCCCGGCGGGATGCAGGAAACGTTGCCCGGACCTTTGCCGGTGGGCGTGCATCGCCCGATACCTCAAAGTTGAGGGGGATCCACCGGCAGGGGCGAGGGACTTACTCAGAGAGGATTCACATGGCACGCACGCAGTCACGGAAGGCAAGGCAGAACGGGGTGTACGACTTGGCCGCGCATCGTTTGGCGGGGCGGTTCGACGTGGCGATTGTCTCGCCCGACGGCACCCCGACACCCGTCACGATCACCCTCTGCTCGCGCTACGGCAAGGAATACCGCGCCCGGCAGGTCGAGGCCGAACGGGAGAAGATCGAAAGCGCGAGCGGCAAGTCGGCTCCACTGGACGCCACGGCCGTCGCCGAGAACTTCATACTGGACCTGATGGTCGGCCTCACGGTCGGCTGGTCGGGGATTGTGGTGGACGGGGAAGATTGGGATTGCACGCCCGCGAAGGTTCGCGAGCTCTACACGGCGGACGGGCTGGGCTGGATTTACGATCAGGTCGCTGACGCCTATCTCCGGCGTGAGCGTTTTTTCACGGCGCCGAGCGACAGCTAGTCGCGTTTGCTCGGCACGCGGGGGAGATGGCGCAGCCCGTGACGGATGGGAAGGGGAAGTCTACGGGGACGGTGCGGGACCATTACGGCAGCTTGGCGAGACGGGGAAACACGGAGTACGCGGCGAAGGTGAAGGGGCCGGGATTGCCGGCGACGTTACAGCCGCTCTGGGGCTGGTATCAGGAGATCAGCGAAGGGCGGTCGAGCGGTGGGATGGGGCCGAGCGTGCTGACGTGGGGGGATGTGCTGGCGTGGCAGTCGGTGACGGGTGTGACGCTGAACGGATGGGAAGTCGGGATGCTCTTTCGGATGGACGCGGCGGTACGGGCAGGAATCACCCCAGCATAGAGGCGTGACGCGATGGCGAATGTGATTACCTACGGCGTCACCCTCGACGCATCGGGCGCGGTCAACGGGTTCAAGCGGCTCGGCGCCGAGATGGACAAGAGCGGGAAAGATATGGCGGGCCTTGAGTCGCGCGCCAAGAAACTCGGCGTCGCGCTCGGCATATCGGTCGCGGCCGGCATCGGGATCGCGGTGGCCGGGTTCCGCAAGATGATCCGCGAGTCGAGCGAGGCGCAGTTCGTCCAAGCGCAGCTCGCCAGCGCAATCAAGTCCACGGGTGGGGTTGCGGGGCAGAGTGTCGCGGGGCTGAACGCCCACGCCACGGCGCTGATGCGCGTCTCGACGTTCTCGGACGAAGCCATCGGCACGGGTCAGGCGTTGATGCTGACCTTCCGTCGTATCAGTGGCGACGTGTTCCCGCGCGCGACACAAGCCGCGTTGGATATGGCGACCGCGATGCGGACGGACCTGACGAGTGCCGTGATGCAGATTGCGAAGGCGCTCGACTCGCCGACCGAAGGGCTGACGAACCTCCAGCGCGCGGGTGTGCGGTTCAGCGAAGCACAGAAGGAGGTCATCGAGTCGCTCGTCAAGACGAACCGACTTGCGGAAGCGCAGACGATCATCCTCAAGGAACTCGAAACGCAGTTCGGCGGCTCTGCTGCTGCGGCCCGCAACACGCTAGGCGGCGCGCTGACGGGCCTCGCGAACGAGTTCAACAATCTCTTTGAGGTCTCCGAAGAGGGGACGCGGGGACTCACGCGCGCGGTGAACGCGCTATCGAACGCGCTGCCGGGCGTCGTGGCGGGGTTCAAGGCGGCAATCGCGGTGACGGTCCCCGGCTTCGGGTCCGGTGGCCCGCAACCGAAGGGTGTGGCCGAACTAACGGCCGCGCAGCAGTTGGTGAAGGATTACGACGCCCTGATTGCCCGCCTCGCGAATAAGACAACCCCGGCGCTGGTGTCTGCCGAGGAGGTTGCGCGTCGCGAGCGTCGGGCCGCCTACGAAGAGGC